ATGAACGTCTTAGAGCCTATTTGGGTTTCGACCTTCACGGCGGACACTTATAGCTGCATTAAGAACCGGGGGATTCATGCGGCCGCGAAGAAGGTAAAACAGGCCCTACGGGAAGACCCGGAAGGTACTACGTTCTGTTTGAAATTGGATATTCGCAAGTTCTATCCTTCGATTAACCACGACGTGCTAAAATCCATTCTGCGCCGCAAGTTGAAGGATAAAAGGCTGCTTTGCCTACTTGACGAAATTATAGATTCGGCGGACGGCGTACCTATCGGAAACTACCTAAGCCAATATTTCGCTAACCTCTATTTAACCTACTTCGACCATTGGATAAAGGAACAGAAGCGGGTAAAGCACTACTTCCGCTACGCGGACGATATTGTAATACTTGCTTCGGATAAATCCTACCTTCATTCCTTAATGGGCGAAATTAGGGCGTATTTGGGGGATTTGAAATTAGAGGTTAAAGGGAATTGGCAAGTTTTCCCCGTAGCGGCTCGCGGTATCGACTTCGTAGGATATGTATTTTTCCACACGCATACCCGAATGCGAAAGGGCATTAAAAAGACTTTTTGCCGGCGGTTGGCGAAGCTGAACAAACGGAAAAGGCCATTATCCGAAAAGGACTTTAAGCAGGCTATTTGCCCTTGGTGGGGTTGGGCGAAGTCTTGCGATAGCAAACACTTGATTAAGAAACTTTCTAAAACATCGAAGTATGAAATCAAATTCAAACGATAGACCGCCCATTTTGCAGGACTTGGGCAACGGCAGTTGGCATTACAACTACAATATTACCGAAGTGGAAGTAACGCCGGAACCTATGGCCGAAGCAGAAGGCGACCAGGTACCGGCCGCAAGGAAGGCGTACGATTACGACACGGTGGAAGTATGGGGCCGGCCGGATTACGACAAATGCGTAAAGGCCGTTTTGCGTTCCCGCCGGGACGAAACCGAAGAATTTAGCCTTATCAATAAGTACAACGCTTTCGTACTTGGGCTATCGACGGACGAAGCGGACAAAACCGAATACGAAAATTACCTTAAAGAAGTGCTTGCGGTTAAAGCAATGGTTCGGGCCGACCTTGCCGCCGCCGGTATCGACGTAGGGGCAGCGGGAATTTAAGCTATGGAAAATATCTTACAGACCTTCGGGCCGCAACTTATTATTATAGCTTGCGTTTACGCGCTTGTTTTGTTCGTGGTCTTCCTTGACCTTTGGGCCGGGATTCGAAAGGCCAAACAACGGGGGGAATATCGGTCTTCGTACGGATTGCGTAAGACAGTAGACAAAATAAGCCGGTATTTCAATATGATACTCGTAATTACATCTATCGACGTGGTGCAAATGTTGGCTATTACGCAGCTAAATCCGCAGACGAACCACACTTTACCGGTATTGCCGTTTTTTACGTTTATCGGGGCTATGTTCGTGGGATTTATCGAATTAAAGAGTATCTACGAGAATAGCGAAGCCAAGGAGCGGGCCAAAATCGGGGATGCGGCTAAAATCCTTTCGCAAATCATCCAGCATAAGGACGAACAGGAGATTATAGCCGGGGTTATCGAGTATCTAAAAAAGGAAAAAGAGAAAGGGGGCGACAATGAAACTAACGCTTAAACGGCGATACTTCGCCGAAACCTATACTATCGGTACGCTGTTTATTGACGGGGTGCGTTTTTGCGATACCTTGGAAGACAAGAACCGGGACGACAACCGAAACGGCAAATTTGACAATGGGGAACAGAAGGTAAAGAACGAAACGGCTATACCGTTCGGAACCTACGAAATAACCGTAAACCGTTCGCCGCGCTTCGGGCGCGACCTTCCTCGCCTTTTGAACGTACCGCATTTCGACGGCATTCTAATTCATCGTGGCAATACCGGTAAGGACACTTCCGGCTGTATTTTGGTCGGAGAAAACAAGGTAAAGGGGCGGGTTATCAATTCCACGCCTTACGAACTTGAACTTACAAAGCGGTGTAAGGCCGCAATAGCCCGGAAAGAAAAAATCACTATCGAAATCGTATGAAAACAAGAACCTTTATAGCTATTCTTTGGGGGATTGCGGCCGTTTCTTTTATCGGGTGTTCCACGCCGCGAAAGTTGGCCGGCAGCACGAAGGAAACGGCTAAGACCGAAGAAAAGCGGAACGAAACGACGGCGGCCGAATTTCGCCGGACGGTAGACAATACGAAAACCGAAGGCGTAGAAGTAACCTATACGAAAATCGAGTTTTTCCCGCCGAAACCCGATACCCGGCAGGCAAAGCCGGACACTATGCAGGCGGGCGGCCCGTCTAATCCGGTTGCAGACACGCCCAAGAACCGGCCGAAGGAACCGAAAGAGAAGCAGCCGCCCGATACCGGAAGGCAGGGAGCTATTAAGAGTATCGAAACCTTCACGGTAAAACAGAAGGCCGAAGCTACCGGGGTAACGCAGGAAGAACAGAAGACGGAAACGACCAAAACGGAAGAAGTGAACACGGACACCGATAAGGAAACCGATATTACCGAGAAGCCGGCGGCCGACCCGTACAGGTGGCGTTACATTTTCGGGATTTTGGTACTATTGGCGGTTGCCTTTTTCTTTCTTCGGAAGACGAAGGTATTTACGGCTGTAGCCGCCTTCTTCCGCAAATTGTTTTAG